TGAGCAATGAACCTGTTCGGGCGTTCCAGAAAGATCGCCGGATGCACATCAGGGTATTTCATATCGGTTCCTCTGGTTCGATCGACAGGATATCCGCAAAGGCGATCGCCTTACCTTCTTCAAAAAGCAGCAAGCCCGCCAGTGCATCGAGCTTTTTTACCACGCCGCAGAATTCCTGATAACTGCCGCCTGACTTCCGTGTGTCCGGCACGAAATAGACCACTTTTACAGTGTCACCCCGCCTTAGAGCCTGCAGCTCGGCATCGATCCGCTCTACCTCATCGGGGCTGAGGTCGATCTTGCGCCCCGTCCTCCGAGCTGCTTCGACCACGGCGTCATCATAGCCTGTCAGGGCGGCAAAAGGCGAAAACTGTGCGGCGCGGCTCTCCAAAAAGCTGTTCTGCATCAAGGGCATGCCCGGGCAGGATAAGCCCTATACTGCTCCACCGAAGAAGCAGAAGATCATGATACGGAACGTGGCGGTCGGTACCGCTTGGCAATACCAACTCGGCGTTGACTCCGGCAAGGAGATCATCATGGACAATCTGAAGGTCCAGACGCCTGGGCCGAAGTATTGCCATTTCCCGCGCCGTGACGATTACGGCGGCGGCTATTTCAAAGGCCTGCTCTCCGAGGTCAAGGTCTATGATCCGAATAAGAAGCAGCCATGGACGTGGAAGAAGATCCCCGGCCATGAGAGGAACGAGGCGCTGGACTGCCGCAACTATGCGCTTGCTGCATTCAAGGCGCTTCCGGCCAACTTGGACGAGATCGACCGCAGGCTGAAAGCCGCAAAGCAGAATCCCGCAGCTGCTCCTTCCGCGCCGGCCGCACAGGCCGCGGCGCCGAGAAAGAAAAAGAAGGGACGCAGTCAGAAGCTGCAATATGACGAATGGTGAGGTGCCCTATGGCAGACAGAACGATTATCAGAGAACGGCTCTCCTTTTGGCAGGGCGTACATGACAAGCTCCAGAACGCCTACGTTGCGCTGATCGAGGGCGGAGTCAAGAGCTACATGATCGACGATCGCCAGCTCACCCGCTTTGATCTGCCGGCGCTGAAGAACGAGCTCGAAGAGTGCGAACAGAAGATCGACGAACTGACCGCCGCTCTGGAGGGAAAGCGTCCGCGCAAGGCTTTCGGCATCGTTCCGCGTGACTGGTAACGTGCATCTTTGGTTTTATCATGCACGATAGCCCTGGGCTTCGTGGATGGTAAAATCAAAAACCGACACTTTTGGTTCTATGAACGCCGGGCCCACCGAGATATGAAGACGGTGAAAGCTCCCCCTTCGGCGCCGGAGGGAATGAGAAAAGGCCATAAGCGAATACAGGCCGCAGCTCCGGGATGCTCCCCAGGGCTGCGGCCACCTTTTTCGTGGCGTCACGAAAATGATCTCGGGCAATCGCCGCGACCGGGAGACCGAGGCTTTGTCAGCAGGTACCCCGTGGAGTTTGTCGCTCCTTTCGCCACGGGGCGCCTGCTTTATATATCAACTCAGGAGGCGATCAGTATGAATGGACGCGCGCCCCAGGTGAAGGGGTACAGCGAAGCCGGTGCCAGCACCACGCGGCGGGCGCTCAAGGGGTTTACCCCCGACAGCGGCTCGCCGAATGAAGATATCAACCGGAACAATTCCACGCTGCGGCAGCGGGCACGAATGCTCTATATGAGCTCGCCGGTGGCTACCGCTGCGATCAATACCAACCGCACAAAGATCGTCGGTACCGGCCTGACGCTGAAAAGCACCCTGGACTATGAGCTCCTCGGAATGACCTCTGACGCCGCGAAGGATTGGCAGCGGCACACCGAGGCGGAGTTCCGCATGTGGTGCAAAAGGGAGAACTGCGACGCGCTGGGGCTGAATAGCTTTTTCGGGCTGCAGCAGCTCGCACTGAAATCCTGGCTGGCCAGCGGAGACGTGTTTGTGCTGATCAAGCGCAGGGCACCGACACCGCTCAATCCGTATTCTTTGAGGTTGCATCTGATCGAGGCAGACCGCGTTTCCACCCCGGCAAAATACAGCGGCGGCGTGATCGACGGCTCGATCACTTCCGGGAAGATTCCGGAGGGGGAGCCTGGGGCCGGGCACATGATCTATGACGGCGTAGAGGTGGACGATGACGGCCGCGTGGTTGCCTATCACATCTGCAGCGGGTACCCGAGGGAATACACCGGCGCCGATCTGACGTGGCAGCGCGTGCTTGCCTACGGTGAAAAGACCCACCTTCCGAATGTGCTGCATATCATGGACGCCGAGCGCCCAGATCAGTACCGCGGCGTTCCGTACCTTGCCCAGGTCATCGAGCCGCTTCTGCAGCTGCGCCGCTACACGGAAAGCGAGCTCATGGCCGCGCTGGTTCAGTCCTTCTTCACGGCGTGGATCAAGACCGAGACCAACCCCATGGAGATCCCCTTCAATGAAGTGGGAGCCGGGGACATGACAGCCGGTGACGGCATCAACCTTGACGGTGGTCCGATCGACGAAGTTTCCGACAGCGAGAACGAGTACGAAATGGGACCGGGCACGGTCAATCACCTTTCGCCGGGTGAGAGCATCGAGTTCGGCAATCCCAATATCCCGACCGCCGGATTTGAGACCTTCATGAAAACGCTCGTTCGGCTGATCGGCTCCGCCCTGGAGCTCCCCTACGATGTGATCAGCAAGGAGTTCAACAGCTCCTACAGCGCCAGCCGCGGCGCGCTGCTTGAAGCCTGGGAGGCGTTCAAGATGAAGCGCGCCTGGTTCGTGGACGATTTCTGCCAGCCGGTCTACGAGCTTTGGCTTGCCGAAGCGGTCGCGCTCCGGCGTGTCCGGGCAACAGGCTTCTTTGATGATCCCCTGCTTCGCCTGTCTTGGGCAGAGGCGCGGTGGATCGGCCCCGTACAGGGCAGCCTCGATCCCTTGAAGGAAGCAAAGGCCGATCTGCTGCTGATCGACCGCGGTATCAAGACGCATGAGCAGGTCACCCGCGAGCGTGGCGGCGGGGACTGGGAGGAGAACGTCGAGCAGCTGCGCCGCGAAAACGAATTGCTTACAGCCGCCGGCGGCGGAAGCGCCGATCCGCTCGCCGATCCGGAACCGGACGACGAGGACGGTGACGGCGGTGGTGAGTAATTTCGATCATTTGATGTCTCTCGGCATCTGGCGCATGGCCGCGGTGATTTGGAATCTCTGTGATGACTATTGCCTGTTCTGTCCGCGCAACATGCGGCGGGCGTGCAATGAAGATTGCAGAGCCGGGATCGCTGAATGGCTGCGCGCCCCGTATATCCCCGAATCCGAAGTATGGAAGGAGAAAAAGCGAAAATGAAAATCCCGTTCCGGAAAAATCCCGCCGTGTCCATCACCAAAAGCGCCTATGCAATGGCGTCCTCTGACGGCGTATCGGCGGAAATCACGCTTTATGGCGATATCTACGAGAGCCAGCCTACGGACTGGTGGGGAGATCCCGTCGAAGGGCAGTTTATCACGCTGACCGAGTTCCTGGAGGATCTGAAGCAGATCGAGGGCTGCAAAAACGTCACCGTGCGCATGAACAGCTACGGCGGCGACGCCGGCGTGTCGAATACGATCCACAATCGCCTGCGGGAGCTCTCCCGCAACGGCGTGGCCATCACCTGCATAGTGGACGGCGTGGCTATGTCCGGAGGCTCCATCATCATGTGCGCCTGCGACACCGTTAAAGCCAATCCCTCCAGTCTTATCATGATCCACAAATGCTGGAGCTTCCTTTTCGGCGGCTACAATGCCGACGAAATGCGGGAGCAGGCGGCGCAGAATGACGCCTGGGACAAGATGCAATCCGAGGTCTACCAGCGCAAAACCGGCCTGAGCAATGCGGTCATCATGCACATGATGTCCGAGACCACCTACATGACCGGCCGTGAAGCTAAAGAGAAGGGCTTCGTGGACGAGCTGCTGGAGGACGCCGAGCCGACGAATATCGCGGCCAGCGCGGACGGGCGCATGCTCTTTGTCCACGGTCGCCAGATGCACCTTGCGCCGGGCATGTTCGCGCCCGACAACATTCCCACGGTCACACCCGAGGCCTCGGCCGCGGTTGAGACACATAAAAATCAGCCGGTGGTCACCGGCGGTGAAAAAGGAGGAAAATCCATGACCATTGAAGAGTTCCGGGCACAGCACCCGGACGAGGTCGCTCAGGTTGAGGCCGAGGCCAGAGCTTCCGTCGACAACACCGACGCGATCAACAGCGCCGTTCAGAGCGAGCGTGACCGTCTTGCGGCCATCGACGAGGTTGCCAGCCTCTTCGACGCCGAGCTGGTCCGCGAGGCCAAGTACGGCGAGCACCCCTGCACCGCTGCGGAGATGGCGCTCAAAGCCGCCCAGGCGGCAGCGAAGGCCGGCAGCAAGTTCCTGGCTGACGCCGCTGCCGACGCGGACGACTCCGGCGCTGACGGTGTCGGCGCAGCTCCCGGCGAGGAAGACGAAGATCTTGACGATGGCAGCCCCGAGGCTCGCATGAGCACGGCGCGCGCCTCCGTCAAGGCCCTTTTCAAGAAGGAGGAGAAGTAATCCATGAAAAACCTGTACAGCAAGGTCGGCGAGATGGAGTTTGACGGGCTGATCACCGACATCACTCCCGAGCCCATTGTCCGCGGCGGCACCATCCGCAAGCTCGCCGCAGCCGCCACTCTCGTGCGCGGCACCATCCTGGCCAAGAGCTCCGGCAGCGCCGGCGACGGCAAGCTGGTCGTGCTCGGCACCAGCGCGGCTTCCGGCGAGACGCTGACGCCCGACTGCATCCTCTGTGATGATATCGACGTCGGCACCGCAGCTGATGAGGCTGTCGAGGTCGGCATTCTGTTCAAGGCTGCCGCCGCTGCGAACTAAGCAAGGAGGTAAAACACTATGCCTGCTACTCTCAATTTCTTCGATACCTACACCCTGATGGCGATCAACGAGCAGGTCGCGCCCCGGCCCAGCTTCTTCCGTGATCGCTATTTCCCCACCGGGGAGGGTGACATCTTCCGTTCCGATAAGGTGCTGACCGAGTACCGCAAAGGTGATCGGAAGATGGCCGCGTTCATTTCCGACCGCGTCGGCGACATCCCCATGGATCGCCGGGGCTACGCCATCCACGAGTACGAGCCCGCCCGGATCGCTCCCTCCCGTCTGCTGACACTGGACGATCTGCGCAAGCGCGGCTTCGGTGAGGCCATCTATGCCGTGTCCACCCCGGCCGAGCGCGCGGCGCGCCTGCTGCGCGACGACATGGAGGACATGGAGCGCCGGATCGCCGCCCGCGAGGAGTGGATGTGCGCCCAGGTCATGCAGAACAACGCCTGCACCATGCAGACCTATGTCGACAACAACACCCAGGGCGAGCAGCTGTACGTTCAGTTCTACGACACCACCTCCGACCACGCGCACACGGTTTCCTCCGCGAACTACTGGGACGCCAACGGCATCACCTTCATGACCGTTCGCGCCGAGATCCGCGCCATGTGCCGCAAGCTGACCGTCCGCGGCCTGCCCGCCGTCGACCTGGTGCTGGGCGTCGACGCCGCCGATGCGCTGTTGGCCATCGACGAGTTCCGCGAGCTGATCGACAAGAACAGCGGCTTCGCCGTCGGCGCTTCGAGGGCATCATCAACTTCGGCGGCCACCGTCTGAATGTGATCTCCTGCGACGAGGAGTACATCGACAACAGCAACACCGCGCAGAAGTTCTTCCCCGCGAAGGCCGCCATGGTCACCGCCCCCGGCTGCGGCCATCTGATGTATGGCCAGATCACCCAGATCGACTACGGCGCCACCGAGCCCGCATCCCACGCCGCCAAGCGTGTGCCGAAGCTGGTCGTGGATCAGGCCAACGATCAGCGCAAGCTGCGCCTGGCCACCCGTCCTCTGGCTGCTCCCAAGGACTACAGCCCGTTCATCTACGCCGCCCAGGTGATCAGCTGATCGGGCGCGGAAAGGAGTAGACCATGAAGACTGTCAAAATCATTTTCGGCTCCTACGGCCTCCCCGACGGCAGGCGCGGCGTCAAGCTGATCGACTGCGGGCAGACCTGCGAAGTCGACGACGCCGAGGCCGCGCGCCTCGTCGCGCTGGGCGTGGCCGCTGTGGTCGTTGCAACGCCCCAGGAGGCCGAGAGCGCGACCGGGACGGGCGAGAACACGCCCGAGGGAGACAACGCCCAGGAGGGCGCTGTGGGCCACCTGGACGCCGGGCAGCTTTCCTCCATGACCAACGCCCAGCTCAAGCAGCTTGCGGAGGACATGGGGCTGGATGTGACCAAGTGCAAGAAGAAGGCCGACTTCATTGAGCTGATCACCGCCGAGGAGGTCATCGTTCCCACCGACGGCGAAGAAGGCGAAGAGGAAGACGACACCGTGGACGACGGCGAGCTGCCGCCCGATCTGGAAGCGGAGGCACCGGTGGAATGAGCTTCAAAGACATGGTCGCCTCTGACATTCACGGCGTTTTCCTCAACCTGGACGAGTTCGCCGAAAAGCGCACGATCGTCTACGATGGCGAGACCTACAAGGACATTCCCATCGTCATGTCCGGTCTGAAGGAGAAGGACCGCCGCCAGCTCACAAGCGATCATGTGCAGGGGCTTTTCCTTGTCCATGCCGTGCTGCACTGCGCCAAGAGCGATCTCGGCGGCAATCAGCCGGAGAAGGGCACCCGCATCAAGATCAATGACCGAGAGGGCGGCGGGGGCTTCTTCCGTCAGTTCTACGTCGCCTCCTCGGTCTGCGAAATGGGTATGCTCCGCGTGGAATTGGAGGCGATCGACGAATGAGCTTCGGTACCATCCGTGTTGAGAAGATCGGCAATGAGAGTATCGACCGCATCAACAAAATCCTCGCAGGCATCCCGGGCGGAGCTTTCAAGGTCACCTACGCAGCTTTGAAGCGCGCCGGAGACACCGCAAAGACCAAAGCCGGGCAATTCGCCGCAGCTGAGTACACGATCAGCAAAGGTGACTTCATGCACAACGTCACGGAGAAGGTCCGGACGGAGGGCGGCAGCGGCGTAGGCGGCGTGGCCAGCATGAGCATTTCCTTCGCCGGACACGTCCTTCCGCTGCTCACTTTCAACACCAGCTTTTCCAGAGGCGGCACGCTTACGACCAAAGTGAAGCGGAACGGCGGCGCTGCATCCCTGCAGCACGCATTCACCGCGAAGATCTTCGGCCCGATTGCCGTCTTTGAGCGCGTCGGCTCTCCGCGCTTCCCTGTCGAGCAGAAGTTCGGCCCCTCCACGGGGCACATGATGCAGAATGAACAGGTCGTAGAGAAGATGGACGAGACGATCAGAGAGACCTTCGACAAGCGCGTGGAGCATGAGATTCTCCGTGTGCTGAATGGATGGGGAGGCTGATTATGGTACCGAACATCGACAGCAGCCGCGTGGATCTCCTGGAGCGGCTGAAAGAGGTCACGCAGGACGCAATCAAGGATCTCATTCTTCCCGTGCGCATTCAGCGTGAAGGAGAGGACCAGTCCTATCGCTCCGCGGACGTGTATCTGATGCGGCTTCCCGATTCCAAGTCCGCTACCAAGAAAGCGCCGTATATCATCCATCAGCTGATCACCGGAAGAGATATGCAGGAAGAAGGGCAGCGCGTGACCTCTACGGCCCAGGTGCGCTCGATCTTCTGCGTATATTCCGATGACGAACAGGAAGGCGGCTTGATGCTGCTCGGCCTCATGGAGCGCCTGCGCATCAAACTGCTCAAACAGGTTGTGATCGGCGAGCGGTATCAGCTCGATCTGACACAGGCCGCCGAGGCGCTGATCTACCCCGACGATACCGCCCCGTATTTTGCGGGGGAAATGGTCACGACCTGGAAAATCCCATCAATCGAAAGAGAGGTCCGCCAATGGCTGTGAAACCTACCACTACCCCCAAGACGGAAGAGGCCGACGCTGTCATCAGCGCCGGCTTCTCTGCTTACATCGGCCCGAATCTTCCGGGCATCATTCAGACCGGCACGATTTTCCCTGTCGGCAGGGACGAGGCGCTGAAGCTCCCGGAAGTGGAGCTCGCGCTCGCCAAGAAGCCTGGCGTCGCCAAGCTGATTGTCGACGGCATGACGCTGCCGGAAGACCGTATCAAAGTCAAGAAACCCGGAGAGCCCCTGTACAACGCGTACATTGCGCTCCGGAGATAAGGAGGAATTTCTGTTATGGCAAATCATGGCGTATTCGTCACGGAAGCCGCAACTGCGCTTTCTACCATGAACACCGCCACCAGCGGCATTCCCTTCGTCATCGGCAGCGCCAAGCTTACCGCTGCGCCCGAGGCTACCAGGGCC